ATACCTGGCATAAAATTTAATCCCGTGTCCGTGGCCCCTCTATAAAAATCTCTTGCACGTTTTCTAATTCCAGCAATGTCCATGACATCTACTTCTTCTTCTACTTCTTCGTCACCACCAAATTTATTCATTAAAAAAGGTGCTGCAGTTAATAAAGCACCCCCTGTAAGAAATGCATTCTTACCACTAAAATTACCACCAAAAGGATTTAATGAACTTAAAAATCCACCGAGCCCGCTTCTAGCAGGTGTCCCACCCATACCTCTTGTTAACATAGCCGGCATATTTCTAGCTGCACCTAAACCTTTAAGTGCACCAATTCCTCTACTAAATAAACTAGCCTTAGAAGCACCGAAAGGAATCATACCTAGGCCCCCTATTATAGCTGCTTTACCTAATGGACTTTTAACAATTTTTTTAACACCACGGACAGCTTTCTTAACTAAACTTCCTAATCCGTACATTTGTCTGGGTTGTTGCATTCTTGAAATTGCCATAATTTTACCTTAATCTCCTACTTTATTACGTTTTACTTAGTAAATCAAGAGGTGGCATGATGACCTTTACGTCTTGTGCCATGTCCTCGTTTGTATAACCTTTATCTTCCCACTCTTTTCTATCTTTAAAAGTCTCTCCAGTTTTCTTGTTTCTATAGGTTAATTGTACTTCTGCTTCTTTTAATTCCATTAGTCTGTTTTCTCCTTTTTAATGTTAAGATAACTTACACCAAAAACCACACCATCAGACACCGTTCCTGCTGTAGTATAGGATAATTTAGTGCCTCCCTCTAAGATTAAAGGTAAAGTTAATATCTCCACACTAGCTGATGTTGCCAATGTTTGAGTATGTACTATCTCAAATGCATTATTTTTAATAGTAACAGTTGGTGTATTCGATCCTGATTTATTGGTAACTCGTAATGACCTAACAATTACTGTTTCATTTACACCTGGTTCCAACATATCAACAGACTCAGCTGCTGTAGTTGTTTTACCATAAAATTTATATTCATTTACTACTGCCATTACGCATCTAAAAAGAAACTTTTAGCTTCTATCTCTTGTTTAACTTCGTCTTGAAACGAAGAGTTTAATTTTGTTATTACACCATCAAGGTCCCTGACTAATGATTGTAAGTTAGCTCTGCTATATTCTTCTTCAGCTCTAGTTAATGATTGTACAATTTTAGCCATTATGGAAACCTTAGGTTAGCAATTTCATTGTCAACAAACATTTGTTCATCATTAGTTATAGGCTGGCCTGTTTCTAATTGATTTGTGTAATCATTTAAATAATCCATGGTTCCTGCTTGAGTAAAAGCATCTGTATAAGGAATACCTTTGTTTGCTCCTGGATAATTAGTATTAAATATTGATAAAGGAGAAGAATCTATAGCACTCCCAATCATACTACCTACAAACGGTACGCCTGTTAGTAGACTTGCTATACCACCTAATATTCTTCCACCAAAACCTGGTTTAGCTTCTCCAACATCTTCCTCTTCAGAGTAATATTCTAATTGTCCTGTGTAAGGATTTATTCTTGTTGTAATAGTACCCATCGGATTATTTCTTCTAAAAAGACGATCAACAAAAGTGGGACTTGTGCCAACAGTGCCTCTATATCCACTTGGATTAAATAAACTTCTTCCTACAAATTTAGTTTTAGATCCAACATATTTTAATCCATCAGGAGTATTTACATATTCAGGTACTGCACCTTTTGCAATATTTTTAGATCGATAAGTGTCTCCAGTAGGACTAGTTGCAGTAGTCCCTGTTCCAGTCATCATTTTATAATAATCTGTATCTTTATAAGATGAAGATCCTCCACCACCTTTGCCTGAAGCATCTCCAGACTTACCGCCGGCTGGTGCACTATATCCACCAAGGTCACCTTGTAAACTTGGAATACCATACGGTCCTTTATTTGGTTTACCGTCTTCTAAACCACCATGCATATTTTTTTTAATTAATAACTCTTGTTCAGCGTCTGTAATGTAAGCTAAATGTGCTTCAGGATGATCGGGTGAAGACTTCCATCTTAAAGGAGCTTTAACTTCTTTTTGTTTACCAAGATAGTTTGGTCCACCACCTTGATTAACTGGTTTCTTTGCCATTATCTTCTTCCTCCTGGTGCTATGTCTAACCTAAATGTACCAAGTTTCCAATCTTCATTACTAGTTGTATTAGCAACTTTTAATGCAATAGATCTTGCTCTTAGTCTTGTATCTTTTTTAGTAGTACTTGAATTAATACTAAAGTTTGTAGTTGTAGGTGTACTATTTGGATAGTTTCTAGTTGTAAAACTAACTTGAGTGTTTCCTGTTTGTGAAATAAAATCTGGTATAAATCTGCTTATTCTCATTATAAATTCTCCATCTCCTCTAAGGTCTGGCATTCCTACAGTTGCTCCTGTGTTACTTCTTCTTTGGGTAATATCAAAATCACCTGAAGTTATACTACCAATTACAGCAGTTACCGCTCCACCAGCATTAATCTGATCAGTCCCTGTTTCCTGATTATAGTATATAGTACTTCCGTCCGTATTACCAGTAACATCGTAAGATGCATTATCGGAAGGATTATAGTATGTAGCGTGAGGTCTATCAAAAACAGCAGAATCTTGCCATGCTGCTCGTGGTAAAGTACCAGTTGTCCATATAGGACGTTTGGTTGTAGAGTCTAAATAGTTATATGTTACAACCCTGTTAACTGCATCCGAGGCAGCCGTGCAATAAAACCAGTTAATTTCTCCAAACAAATTATTTAATCCTGCATTAACTAAATCTCTTGAAGTTGAGTTTAAGTCATCGTAAACATGGTCTTCTACTAAACAAGGTAAAGATTTTAACTGACCATCGTATGCAAAGAATCCATTCTCAGACATCCAATAAGCTGTACCATCAACTTCAATACAAGCATTTTTACCCATTAATCCACAGTTAGTTCCTATCTGTTCAAATGAGAAAGTAAATGGTTGACCAACAAATTTCATAAGAAATAGTGCAGTATCGGTCCATACATAGATTGCATCCCTACCTTTAATGGCTCCCATAATTTTAGAACCATCAGCAAGTCTTTGTGTGCCTGCGGTGTTGTTTGCCTTGACTGTGTATGAATCTGTTTGATCAATACTTTCTTGAGAAGAAAATCTTATAAACATATCATCTTGTGTTGAATCAGTTCCAACTGTTGTCTCTGTGCCAAAAAATACTAAGTGTCTATCCGGTGTAGAAACTAAAACGTGTCTAGATTTTGTAGGTGCATTAGCTAATATAGTAGCTCTAGTAGAAACCGCACCTGCGGCTGCAGCATCCCATTCAAAACAAGCACCATTATATATAAGTGCAATTAATTTTGTTCCATAGTTATCTAATACCCATAAACCAGGATCAATAGTAAAGTCAGCAGAAGATGGGTCACCCCATGCAACATATTCAGATATGTTGGTAACCGTTGCTCCTCCACTATGTGTAGCTTTAGTGGTTCCGTTAACTCCTCTAGCACCACCACTTAAAGTATTAGTAGAAGTATTATTAGCTGTAAAACTTATATCTTCTGTCCCTATTCTAATTTCTCCTGATGATGGAAAAGCTGCTGAGTTAGTTAATACAATATCGGTTGTTGTTAAATCTGATATAGCTGTTGCTAAAGTTGTAGTTGCTGCCCCTAAAGCTGTACCACCAAATAATCCTGTACCCCAACCATAACCACCTAATTGTTGTGCGGGTCCTACTGTATAATAACATAACACAGAAGTGCTATTACCATCACTTGTAGTTAATGGGGTCCCTGATTCCTGAGTATTCATTGTAATTTCAAAAGTGGTTGTAGTAGGAATAGCAGTTACCATAAACTTTTGATCTTCAAAAGTAGCATTACTGTAAGTTGATCCAGCAGGTACTCCTGTAACACTATCAAACATTACAATATCATTTTCACCTAGACCATGAGATCCAGTACATACTACTGTAACTGTTGTTGATGAAGAACTACTTGTAAATTTTGCACCTGTTAAAGTAGTTCTAATTGGATGAATGTCATAATACACTCCTCCTGAATAAACATATAAAATTCTATTTGTTCCTATAGCTGCGTATTTAATACCAGCGTTATCGTCCCAATGATGAATAGCTCTAGCTGCACCAGTTAATTTATCATCACCTAGCTGAGTCCAACCACCTATTTTTTCTGGGGTACCGTATCTAAACCTAACATTGTCACCATCAAACCATTGGCCTTCAGCCCCGGTCTCTGTAACCTGTTTGTTGAATCCTGGTAAAAAACCTAATTTTTGTAGCATATAACTCCATAATATTATGACTTCACAAATGCTGGAAGTCCTAACATCGGCCTTTTGTCGAACCTATTTTTTTCAGCAAAAGGACCATTTACATGGTTATAATGAAGAAATACTTGTCCGCAAGTATTACCTTCAAATGGTTCTCTCCAATGCTCTAATTCACATCCACTATATACTAGCATATCGCCGACTTCAAGTAAGACTTTGGTGCCTTTAGGGGCATTAGGTTTATGTATTTTTTTAAATTCGTCTATAACTGTATCTGCACCTGTGCCATCTATAAATATAGGCCACGGATCACCACCTAAATTAATGGTGGTAGATATTTCACAACTAGGTCGATCTTTATGTCTTTTTAATTCGTCACCATGCTTATATAATCTAGCATATGAATAAGTTGGAATTAAATTTAGGCCTGTTTCTTGCTGCATTATTGGTAGTACTTTCACTAAAAGGGTCTCCATCACAGGATCTGCATAATGGGAATAAGTGTTGGGAATCTGTTGATCAGTCCAAGTGCCTAACATACCTGTGTCGTACGTAATATTATTATCATACATCCATTTAACTGCATCACGTTTAAGTAAAAAATAGTTAAACACAAAGTTAGCTAATTCATAGCTAATTGCTTTTTTAATTACTTGGTATTTATTAAAAACCATTAATCAAATCCTTTTTGAATAAAATTATAGCTTACTGATATTCTAGTTTCATTAGACATATTAGGTTCTACTGAATGCCATAACCATGAATTAAACATAATTGCTCTGTTTTCTTTTGGTTCTATATGAACATTTCTCCATAGATGTTTAGGAACTTGTTCTTTTTTTCTATCAGGCATACATGTTTGAATACCGGGTCTAGGGTCTTGGCATACTAAACGTCCAGAATTAGGCGGAGCTTTTACGTAATATACTCCACTAAATACAGCATTAGGATGCACGTGAGGTTGATTATATCCACCTGGTGGATTTATATTTGCCCACATGTTACCAAGCGCAGCGCCTCTAGTTAAAAATTCTTCTTCAAAAACTTGATTTACCATTTTAAATAGTTCATTTATTAAAGGTTTATATTCAGGTCTGTTTTGCATGTCCGTTGTAGAATGCCATGCATTTCTATTTGTTTTTGCAACACCAGGATCTTCTTTAGACCACTGTATAATATTTTCTGCTAGTTGATTGGTGTCTAATTTAAAATCTTCAGCATATATAATAGTTGGAAAAAAACCATCTTTAATCATCTAAAAGGTTTACCTCCAAACCAGACAACTAAAGATTGTCTAACACCTTCTGTAACTGGTGCAACTCTATGATTTAAAAATGATGCAAACACAATTGCATGACCTTGTTTAAGTTCGGCAAATTTACCAGGTGCCATTAATTCTAAATCACCACCCTTAAA